TAATGTTGAGAGCAATTTATTTTGCACTGCACTTTGCAGTAATCTTTTTGGGTTGCATTATTGCAATCCATTTTGATATGACTTTAGGATTAATAATTGCAGGAACATTTTTAGCTAAATGGCTTTTTATGTTTCCACAAGTAGAGGGCAGAAATGACAGACTATAATTGGTGTCATGGTCCGAGTTGCCATAAAAGACATACAACCACAAGAGTTCGTGGTGTTAAAGGTTCTAAAGTTTTAAGGACAATTAAGATTGCAGTAAATAATTATAGAGCCGGTACAATATGGAAATACTTTTGTGACCAGACTTGTATGCATGATTTTATTTATAAACATATAGAAGAATTTGCGCAACTACACCCAAGGACCGAGGCTCTTGAAACACCAATCGAGGACCCAAAGAAAACAACAAATCAATATGGTTGGGAAAGAACAGAAATAAAAGAGGTTGACAACACTAGTACCAATGGTGTAGGATAATCCCATATGATAGAAAGAATAAAAGCAACAAACCCTTATTCTGGTGAGAGCGAAATGCTAACACCAGAAGAACACAAACTGTACATAGAAATCAAACAAGCAGAATGGGATGAAGACTATGACACAGTTCGTAAAGGTCTACATAAATTTGGTAAGCTCAATGCTAAAGCTTATATGACTTTATTAGATTAGCTCCTTACTCCTGGCCCTAACGGGCCAGGGGTCCCAAACAAATCTCAATTATAGGTTGTAGCGCACCCCCACCCCCCTTTATTTGTAAAAAGGGGTCCCACTACTTCAGGTTGTATTGCTTAATTTACACATTCGTGTATACTGAAAACATATTGGTACCATGGACTTGAATAAGGTAAATATAAAAAAATTACCTGCAGATGTCAGGAAGACCTTCAGACAACTTCAAGTGTTACATGCAGAAAAAAAGATACAGGGGAAAGCTAAAAATGATTTTCTATCTTTTGTCAAATGTGTGTGGCCAGATTTTGTAGAGGGGTCCCACCACAGACACATTGCAGATAAATTTAATAAATTAGCTACGGGTGAAATAAACCGGCTAATTATAAATATGCCACCTAGGCATACAAAATCAGAATTTGCATCTTATCTTTTGCCAGCATGGATGGTGGGCCGTGAGCCAAAGCTCAAGATCATTCAAGCAACCCACACGGCAGAACTCGCAATCAGGTTCGGTCGAAAAGCAAAGAACCTAATCGACTCAGAAGATTATACAAAAATTTTTAAAACAACTTTACAAGAAGACTCTAAGGCAGCGGGACGTTGGGAGACATCACAAGGTGGTGAATACTTTGCAGCTGGTGTTGGTGGTGCGATCACGGGTCGTGGTGCAGATTTATTAATCATAGATGATCCACACTCGGAGCAAGATGCAATGTCCAAGACAGCTCTCGAGGGAGCTTACGAGTGGTATACATCAGGTCCACGTCAGCGTTTACAACCAGGTGGTAAAATAGTTTTAGTTATGACTCGTTGGAGTCAGAAAGATTTAACAGGGATGTTAATTAAGAATCAAACAGAAGCGAAAGCTGATCAATGGCACGTGGTCGAGTTTCCAGCAAT